TGGCAACGTTTCAGTGGGAGGAGCTTACGCGCAATCATTCGGTAACCTTCCTAACGAGACTTGCTATCAGCGAGTGGATATGAAAAGTTTAAAGGATCTTAAGTACGAAGTTGATCTTAGGCCTTTGATAATGGAGAAAGCGCAGATCGGTCTGAAAGCGCTGCAGACTACAAGCGGAGGGGCTGGAACAGCAGGTTATGCTATGATTCCGGTTTACGTCGATCCTAGAGTGGTCGATACAACTAGAAAGTACACCCCATTAATTGAGCTTATCCCTAGAGTTACAAACCAGGGAGTAACAGCAGACTACAATAAGATCACTGCTAAAGGCGGTGCTTTCACAGCAGCAGAAGACGCAGCATTAAACGAAACCAATACTACTTACATCAGAGCAAGCACTCCTATTAAGTACTTGTACGCTGTTGGAAGAGTCACAGGACCTGCTATCGCTGCGATGCCTAGTTGGGTTCTTGCTGGACTTGCACCTGCAGGCGGAGCAGTAGGAGCATTTAACGACCAAGCAGCTATTAATGCTAAGCAGATGGAAGTGCTAGTGAAAACAAGAGAGATGAGAGAGCTAGAAGAAAACCTTATCATCAATGGTAACGCAGGAACAGACGCTACACAGTTCTCAGGCATCATAACTCTTATGAGCACAACCAACACCGTAGCAAAAGCTGGTGGAGCGCTAGGACTTAACGATCCTAACACTGCGATCACAAAAGCTTTTAATTATGGTGGGAGACCAAACCTAGCAGTTTGCAGTTCAAGTGTTTTCGAAGACTTACTTGCGCTTCTTACAGCTAAGATCGGTTACCTTCAGCCTATGCAACAGGTTTTCTGGGGCTTCAGTACAATAGTGCTTCACACAATGGTAGGAGACGTTCCGATAATCCCTAGCATGTACATGAGCAACGTGTCAAGCAGTAAGGCTATGTATTTCCTTGACATGAGCGTTGTCGAAATGAGAGTGTTGCAAGACATGACTTACGAAGACTTTGCAAAGACTAATGACAGCGAGAAGTTCATGCTGAAGATTTACGAGGCATTCATCATTAAGAACACGTCTTTCTGCGCTAGCATAACCGCTATCGGATAAAGGAGGTTTTAAAATGACTAATGTTAACGTGACACCAGTGGACGCATCCCCTCTCGGGAGCGTTTCCAATGCTGGTTGGAGAACAGGAGTCTTTAATGCTCAGACCAAAGCCGCTCAGAACGACACGCTTACAGTTAGCGATGCTAAAAAGGTATTGTTCGCAGTCGTTCAAGTTGACGCTACAGGAGCAAGCGAGACTAATACTGTCGCAACGAACGTGATCACCCTCACATCTGCCACTACTGGCACTGTGAGCGGGATCGTGGTATATTATTAACGAGGTGAAATTATGGCTGCAATTACAGGATGCACATGCAAAGGACTTGTTCCTTCACTAGGACTGAAACAACTTCTTATCATCACACCAGCTACTGCTGACAGTGGTGATAGCGTTGATGTTTCATCCGCTACAGTAACAGGAGGGGAGGTTCTTAGAAGCGTTGAGTTCGTTACTTGCTGGGATCAGACAACCGGCGACATCGTGACTGCTACAGTTTCAGGGACTACAATCACTCTTGACGCTGCTGGTGCAACAACTAACCACGTCTATGCGGTTCTTGTTTTAGGACAAGCATAAACTTTTTTTTTCTTTTTTTAATATATTTTTGAGGTGAAAGATTTTGGCTTTAACAACTGCTAGTATGATGAGAATTGAGGAAGAACCTCCTGGAGAGGTCGCTTTTGATTCCGAAGGTAGAGGTTATCTTAAACCTAAGGAAGAGATTAAGAAGAAGGTGAAGAAGTGAGTTACACGACTGTTCAGGCGGTGAAGGATGCTATCGGGTTTGCTGGTTGGAATAGTTCTATTACCGATCCTAACATTCAGACTTACATCGACTTGGCTGAGGAAGAGATAGAGTTTATCTATAAGACTAAGTTTGGTAACGTCGAGCAAAGCGGTACTGCTAGCACTGGCGGGACTACTACTCTTACAGATGCTACTAAAACCTTCGTTGCTGATGCTTACGTTGATTACGTTCTGTGGATTTATGCCGGCACAGGATCTGGTCAGTACAGGCCTATCACTACGAACTCAACAACAGTTCTTACTGTCAGCCCCGCCTTTTCTCCTGCTACTGACATCACATCTAAGTACCGGGTTGTGAAGCTCGGTTACAAGAATCAAGATGTTACAGGCACTGGAAGGGATATTCAGTTCCTTGATTACCAGCCTCTTATTAACCTTAATTCTCTTACTGTTGATACAACTAACATTACGATTTCGACTGTTTATCAGTGGAAGAACGCTGGGAAGATAGGTTTGTCTAATTCCTCTGAGGCTTCTAGTTTCACTGATGCTTATCCTTTCAAGATCAATGTCAAGTACGTTTACGGGGTTTATCCTATTCCTAAAACTATCGTTAGGCTTTGCACTTTGTTTGCGGGCATTAGGGCTTCGGCTGCTCAGATGGGAGCTTCTTATAGCAGTTTTAATAGTATATCGATGCCTGGAGGATTTAGCGGTTCTAAAGGCGATCAGGTTACGAAGCTTAAGGCTGTGGCTGATTCTTTGCAGTCAGAGGCTCGAGACATTGTTTATGGTGATCCTAACAATCCTCTTAGCCTTATGGGCGTTTATCGTCCCTTCATAAATCTGGGTTGATTATCAATGGGTCCTTTAGATCAAGTCAAACCATCCCTTACCGATTGGTACGTCAAGTACCGCGAGTATTGGGAGCGGGTAACCAAGGAAGCTGAGAAGAAGAAGGTGAAGTAGATGCAATACCCTTTATTAGCTACGGAGTTTAACAGCGTTCTTGACGAGTTCTTCGGAAGGCAGGTCACAAGGATTCCCGTCACTAGAGCTTATTCTAACGTCACTGGCGAAGAAACATTGACTGAGGGTACTTCTGGTACTATCAAGTGTTATTTTGTTCGTACAGATCAAACTTTTGATTTCAGGGAGTACGGTTTCAAGGAGAAGGGCGAAGCTTTGATGCTTTCGAAGGCTGCTGATTCTGTTAAGAAGGATGATCTTATAACGGTTGATTCTGTTACTTTCAGAGTAAGAGAGGCTTATGGTGTTCCCGGCACTTTAGATTCTGCTGGTTCAAGTTCTGCTTTCGTATATGTTTGTTGTAATTTATTCATAGAACGATAAGTTTTATATATCTTATCGTCTTAAGGAGAGTTTATGGTAGAAATAAGTTGTACTTTATGTGGGAAAACAGTCAAAATTCCTCCGAGAAGGGTAAAAGGATTTAGATATTGTTCTAGGGAATGCAGGGCAAAAGGTAGTTCTGGAGAAAGGCATTATATTCATCGAAGACCGGACATTTATGAATTCCAAAAGAAAAGATTAAATCAATATAAGGGAGATTGGAAAAAAGAAAATAATCCAAATTGGGGTGGGGGAAAAAGTAAATTAATGAGCGGATATATCCTTATTAAATGTGATTCGCATCCTTATGTAAACAAGGCAGGATATGTTCTTGAGCATCGTCTTGTTATGGAGAAACATCTTGGAAGAATTTTATTACCATCAGAGATTGTGCATCATATTAATGGAAATGTTCAAGATAACAGAATAGAAAATCTTATGCTATTTTCTAATCAAGCAGAACATAATAAACACCATTTTTCTCTTGGAGGACGATATGGCAACTGTAGAGATTGACAAGGACGATTTCGAGTCTAAACTTAACAAAGCACTTATTTTGACCGCTATTCAGGTTGCTGATAGCATGAAAGGAAAGCTTGACGGAGACCATGGAGTCTTCACAGGCGATCTCAAGGCCAGTATTTCTTGGAAGGTTGAGGGTAATTCTATAATTATCGAGATGCTCGGAAGAGGAAAGTACGTTGAGTGGGGCTGTTTCTTTGATGAATACACGTTAATACACACTAAATTTGGGGAGATAAGAATAAGAGATTTAAGATTAGGAGATCTGATAAAGACCGAATCAGGATATAAAAAGCTTATTCAGAAGGAAAAAATAGAACTGGGTTATCCTGTGAACGCAGTGATTATTGAAACCGAATCAGGTAAGATCTTAGAAGTTACAGAAGATCATCCTATAAAAACGGTAAAAGGTTGGAAAAAGGCGAGGGATTTAAATAAAGAGGATCACTTATATATTGAAGATGGCATTTAATAAAGGAAACGTGCCCTGGAACGCGGCAATAAAAAAGATTGAGATGCAATGCGCGCATTGTAATAGGGTTTTTTATGTTAAACCTAGCAGGATTTCTCAAGGAGCGAAATATTGCAGTACTGATTGTTATCATAAGAATACGAGGTATGATCGGAATACTGGGAAGCATTGGAGTTTGACAAAAGAACAGAAGATTGCAATCTCTGAAAGGCAATTAGGAGAAAAGAATCACCAATGGAAAGGAGGTATTACCGAGGATAAAAGAACCTTGATACATAGAAGGTGGCTTAGAAGAATTCTTAAAAGAGATAATAATATGTGCCGGTTGTGTAATAATTCTGGTTTTGTCGCTCATCACTTGTATTCTTATAATCATTACAAAAATCTTCGGTTCGAACTTAGTAATGGTATAACTCTTTGTGAGAATTGTCATCAACGATTTCATAAATACCTTATCACAGTTTATCGAGTTTGTTAAAGATGAAACAAGAAAAGATATTAAATGTCCGGATAGAGAACAGGCTTCAATCAACGATTTATAATATCACGTTGGAAGGAGAGGATACTTTCTTTGCTAATAGTATTCTGACCCATAACACTCCTCCTCACATGCCGCCGGTGGATGCTATCAAGGATTGGAGCGATAAGAAACTAGGACCTGGAAAAGAGTGGGCTTTGGCGATGCATATTAAGAAGCACGGCACAAAGAGCTTTCCTTTTTTGCGCCCTACTTTAGACGAAGAATTAATTCCTATTCTTAAGGCTAATCTCAAAGAGGTTTTCAAATAGACGGTTTATTAAAGGACTAAACACAAAAGAATGTTAAGCGTCTGCACGCCCAGGAGGGAATAGGATGGCCGACTTGATGAGTATAAAAGAAGAACTTGTAATAAGACTACGAAACGCTGACATAATTCCTATTTCTACGAGAAGCGTCACAACCCTTTCTGAAAGTTTTAATGGTACGGGCGCAGCTTTCTCTTTCACTCTCACAAACAACACGGTTAAGAATATCCGGTCTGTTACTGTTGGCGGTAGTCCGGAGTACTGGTATGACGATTACACCGTCAACTACTCCACAGGGGTTGTCACCTTTCTCTCAGCCCCTCCTCTAGGTACTGGTAATGTGGTGATAGTTTATGATTACGGTGCAACTGATAGAATTTTTCCTGATTACCCTCAGGCTTGGCTTAAGCAGAATTCGTTTCCGAGGATCGCGGTAGACCTTGTAAGTGGGAGTTCAACTGAGCACGCTCTTGGCGCTGAGAGTGTTTGGACTGAGTTCACAACAACAATTATCTGCTATGACAAGTCTGAAACCAATGTCGAAAACCTAGTGACCAAAACAAGGGATTTTCTACGGGCTAATAAGAAGTCTTTCCATAACTTTCCTTTCATCACACCAACAAACACGGGACCGATTATCGTCAGTCCTTTTGGTGAGAATAAGATCCTACAAAGAAATCAGGATGCGAGGATAAGATTCATATACGAAACGTAAGAGGTGTAAAATGGTTAAGTATTTTTATCCGGGAACGAGCAGTTACGTCATATTCGCAGAGGAGACTGCATGGGGTACTCCCGCAACTCCTAGCGGCAGCGGTTACGTCGACAAAGTGACGAGTTTCACTGCCGATGTTAACAACAACTTCATATTATCTCAAGGGATTGGTGAAGGAAGAAACGCCACTTCAGCGGTTACCGGTATTGTAGAGGTTTCTGGCAGTTTTGACTTCGAGCTTACAGATCCTTCTTTCCTGCAGTATTGTTTCGTTGCTGAGAAGAGCGGAACGGGAGTAGTGGCTGATCCTTATCAGATCGATGAGGTTAACAGTATCGGTTACGCGGCTACCCAGTGCCCTTCTCTGACCGTTGAGGCTGGTAAGAAGGCTGTTGGCGGTACTGATGACGTGATGACTTATGACGGGGTTGTGATTAACTCTTTCACTTTGAACGCTAACGTCGGGGAAGTTGTCAAGGGCACCGCTGAGTGGATTGGTCGGAACGCTACAAGCTCTGCCACTACGGAGACTTATGCTGGTCCTACAAGCAGACCTTTCACTTTCGTTGATGGTTCTGTAATGCTTGGAAGCGATAGGGTGAGGGAAGTGGTTTCTTTTAGTATCACTGGTAATCAGAACATTCAGACTCACAGGGAGATCGGAAGCAGACTTATCTCTCAGCCTGTTGCGGGTGTTAGAAGGTACGAGTTCTCTCTTACTATGAAGATGCATTACGATGCTGGGGCTTCTACTATTAGCGGTACCGAGTTCAGAAGCTACGTTTTCGGCGGGGCTACGGGAATCACTACTCCTGTGACTGTTGGTGAGGTTCCAGGTATTGCAATGTCTCTTTACCTTGTGGAAGGAGCTCTTAATGGTGACCGGGTTGTTCATT